TGCTGCGGTGTCATTTGCGGGGTTTGTCTTGCCCCCATCCACTGCTGTCGCTGTTGCGGGCTGAATTGACCAAAAACGTTCTGAATGCTTTCAAAGGGGTTCATGATTTCATCCTATCCAAACAATCCGGCAAGGCCGCCGAGACCAGCACCAATCAACCCGCCAGTTGCGCCAAATGATTCGCCAAGCATCGTCGCACCGCCAAGTGCTCCACCAAGACCGCTTGAGAGTGAAGACGTGGCCGGACTTGTTGCCGTACTACTGCCAGTTTTACCCAACGAACCAGCGCCGGAATTAATAGCATTCAGCCATTCAATCGCCTGTCGGTCCTGATTTTGGCCTTCCGAGAATTGGCGATAATCATCATTCATCTGGCGTGTGTTCAGGTCTTCATTCAGCGCACCAACCTGCATAAGCCTGTCCGAGCCTGAGAATTGATTATTGTAGAGTTGCGGTGCCATTTGAGCATACGCCGCCGCCATCTCGTTGGCCTGATTGCCAGCTCCAAATGCAGCCTGACCAGCGCCCATCTGGTTTGAAATATTCGCACCTTGAACGCCCGTCTGGCCCGCTGTCGCGCCCATTTGATTTGTGAAGCCCTGATTTCGTTGTGCATCCAGCATCGTGTTGGCTTGCATTTGCTCACCGCGTGAATACTGATCATCAGCCAGAAGCGCGTCCGAGTAATAATTGCCCATGTTTTCAGCAAGGCTACCCATATGTGCTGTGGACCCGCCGCGACCCATTGCAGAGGCTTCCATATTCACAGCCTGGCGAATATCATCTGCACCGCGCCCAAGGCTTTCCATCAACGCCGTATTGCCGCCGCGATTATCGCCCGCCGCAACACCAGCAAGATTTGTTTCGGTAGACGATGGCCCGCCCGCCTGATTATACATATTTTGATATTGCGAGCCGGTGCCGATGCTGTTCTGACCGCTTGCAACACCGTCGATTGTATCAAGCGCGCCCTGCATTCCGCCGGTTATACCGCCATTGCTCAAGACGTTTGAGGCTTGAGACTGCGCTTGGTTAAACGGGTCAAAACTCTGGTTTGCTGTGTTTTCAATCTGGCCCATTGCCTGTGTGGTCTGACCTGCAAAGGGAACAACCATTGACTGGTCATAGCCCTTGAACATGTCGCCGCCTTCGTAAAGGTCTTTGGCCTCACCGCCTGAAAACTTCAAATCCGTAGAATTCCAGGGGGTGCTGTTCTGGACCGTTGTTGTTGTGTTGCTTCCGCTTGATCCGCTCATATCTGAACCTCATAAATTGTGCCCACGTCTTGAGCGCCTGCGACAACACGCTTCCAACCGTGTCGCCCTTCAAATTCCACCCGGTTACATTTGTTAAACCGAGCAAATTCCTTGATAGTTTCAATGTGGCCGAGCCATGACTTCATATCGCCGCCGCCCATATGGCGAATGAGACAACACCGGCCATTAGCCCGCTCTTCAATTTCCGTAATGCCCGCCGCAACAGGCGTGTTTTCCAGATGTGCCACCCACAACAAAGCATCACCTGTGAGACAGTCGCCCCATATTTGCTCTAACGTGTCGCTGCCTCTGGATTTCTCACAAGATTTTGCAATCATTGGCTCGATGAACTTCCAGCACTCATGAACCTGTTCTGCCGGAACCGCTGTGAGTTCAGCCCGCGTCATTGCCGCCGCCGCCCAGATCCTGCAGGAATGAGACAATACAAACGAGGTCATTGGCATTGGCCGCCGTTATTCTCAATTCTTCTGTTTCTGTCAAAACCAGACCAGTGAAATTAAGTTTTACGTTTGTGTCTGCCGCAAGCGATGCCTTCGCGATCCTGTAAGAAGCGGTCCCGTCAAAATATTCCAACGTGTACGCACATGCGTTGGAGCCGTCTTCATTCGCAATCAACACCTCGACAGGCGTAACCGCCGAGCCACGACCGGTTGAAACCGAGCTGACAGCAATAATTGCAGTCGCCGCCGTGCTGGTGATTTTGGTTGCAGCCTTGCCGTAATAAGCCGTTGGGAAAGTGTCAGTGCTCATTTGCCAGCACCCGCTAATTCAATATCAGAAACGCCAGTCAAGTGTTCCCAAGTCGTGCCAGCCGGAACCCTTGCCCGAAAGCGGTTTAAACGCCCACTGGAGCGCGATTTGTGCATTCCGGTCCTAGTGCTAGGTGAAACCTCTGTTTTCCACGTGGTGGCCGCGTCGTGCGTCTCAGATTCACCAATACGGCCAAATGTTCCAGCCGCGTCTGTTGTGATGCGAAAGCCACGTACCATCGACCGCGATCCGGGGTTTAATTCTATGGAAGCAGTCTCAACCGTGCCTTCCAGATTGGCCCCGTCAAAAAATCCCATTTGGTTTGATGTATCAAAGCCAGCCAGGACGGGTCGACCGCCCTTCCAAAGCCGTGAATCGAGCGAGAATGCCAAGGCATCAACCGATGCGCTAACCGCGTCCAGCCCGTCCAGCGTGTAGCCAGTTGTCGCTGATGCCGCGAACCATGACAGTCCGATATCAACAACTGACCATTTATTCAGCGCCCAATTGTAGACCAGCATTTTGTCGGACTGTGCCGCGTTGGCATTTGATGTGCTGACATACCGGAAAAAAACAATCTTGCGGATCGGGTCTGCCGTGGCTTGGACGTTCTGCAGATAATCGGTGTCTAGGTCTGAATAAAAATAATTATCCACCCGCTCGTTACCAATTGGCGTTGGAATGCCACCATCTGGAAGCATGTAAAAACCGTCTTCATCAAGATAGAACGTTGTTCCGCCGATCCGCGCCAGCGCATCGCGTGCAACCAGCCCGTTGCCCTCCGAGATTTTCCGAAACCCGAATGTATACCGGCTGTTTGGCACGAAATACATTTCGCGAATGACTTTTTCCTGAAAGATAATCCCACCAGATTGCGATCCAACGCCGTTCATTACGTCGCCGCCATCAGGGAATGACTGAAAATCAGACCCTTCTTGGCCAAACGTCCAGAAGTCATGCTTTCGAATGCCGGACCAAGCAACCGATCGGGCATCTGTTGATGTGGACATTGCCACGACAAAATCACCAACCACCATCAGCCTACGCGATTGAGGAGGCGATCCGCCAAGGTTTGAAAATGCGCTATCAGAATCGAGATTGAAAACTTGTGTTACATTGCCAATATTGCAGGCCAGCGCATACGGCCCGAACTGCGAAAAACCCCAAGCGGCAGGCGCTGCCAGCGAGTAACTGGTACTGCTTACATCATCCCAAGCCAGCGTTGACGAATTCAACTTCTCCAGCGTGGTTTCAGTTCCTGCAAATAATTGATAGTTACCCGCGCTCTGCCTCATGGCCGCAAAACCGTAAACCTGAGCCGATACAGCGCCGCTGAAAGCCGCCAGCGACTTAAATGGTCGATAGCCGGTCACAGACGGCAAAACGTTCTGAGCCACGTCTGTGTAAGCCGGGTCATATGCCGCCCGGTCTGGTGCAAATTCAGCAAATGGGATCATGCCCATTGCTCCGTTGGAACCATTGAACCATTGGCAAATCGTGCCGTATCATAAGATGCGTTGAGTGTATCAATGTAGCTATCTGTTAAAGCCTTCATCGGCGCTGCAAGCGCATCATCCCGCAAGAATATGCCAGCTTCCATAAGCGATGCCCTGAGATACAGATTAGGCATTTTCGCCAGCAGCCAGTTTGACGTGTTATCATCGGCAAGCGCAGGAATTTCCTGATAGTACGTCAATTCGATGTCAGCCGATGTATAAGGCAAAACCGTGATATTGGAACCGACCACATAATAGTGGTTTGGATAACCTGTGGTTCGTGTAGCATAAATGTCGTTTGCCGCCCGTTTGCTGATCACGTCCAGTTGCCGCAATGGGCTTGTTTTGGCTGTCACATCGATAACGCCGAGATAATCAGAGGGCAAAGCGTAAACATTAGCAGCTACGGAAATAGATGCTTCTGTCTCCATCTCGCGCACGCGCAACGGATCGCCACCGCGCCCGCCGTGCTGAATGTAGCTTTCAGCCAGCGTGATGAAATCAATTATCTCAGCCGATATATCCGACCGGTCCAACTCATTCGCAATCGCTGTTTTTAGCTCGGCATACGTGGTGATTGCCATTTACAAATTACCTTTAAACGTGCGGAATTTGGAATATTCGCCATCGTTCAACGTGCGCTTGATCTTGGTCCAATCGCCATTGGAAAATGCATCGTCCAGGCCAAGCTTTGACCAGATAGGCGTTGGAACCGTCGCCACCTTCTTGCCCGCCCCCCATCTGGAGCCGAGCTGCGCGTTGAATTCCCGCTGATTTGCATCAAGCAAATAGTTGATATTGTGCTGAATCAGACGCCGATGAACAAATTTTTCACCTCGTGGCGTCTCTTCATAAAGCTGCCATTCACTGACATGCTCAACCGGATCATAATCAATGCATTGCCAGTCGCCGTCCCAATCTTCAGGCTTGGGCGGTGCGGCCTTAAAATCAATCGAATGCAGCATCAGCAGACGCAATCTTTGCTTTGATCAATTTGCGGGCGAGTTCTGCAGGCAGGTCAATAACCTTGCCTTTGACAATGCGTCCGAGCACGTCATATTCCGATTTTGGAACGCCAGCTTCCGGGCCGGGGTTAATATTCCGCAGCAATTTGACTGTGATTGTATTGGGTTTGTTTGTCATTGTTTGCCTATTGGTTTTTTTCGATAGGGGCGGAAAAGATCACTTAGGCTTAACGCCCGAAACTATTGCCCGAAATTAAAATATCGGGCGCATTTAGATTTTTGAAGTAAATGGGCGAGCCGCAACCCGCCCAGATTGTTAGGAAACTGCCGCGCTAAACGGTGTTGCTTCCGTGCCTGTCGAAACAAGTGCGCCGGAGACTTTCCAGAAGCCTGCCGCCACATCCTGCAACACAACATGAGACCCAAGAACGCCGCCTTTTGTGGACCCGTTCATTGTGATGGTGTCAGATGTTGCCGTGGTCGGGCACGTCACGCCCGCAATATCAGTTGCAACAGAAACAGCGCCCTCCATCACATCCGTTGCATTTGCAACAGCAATGATAGCATTGTTGGACGTCACAGTTGTTCCGATTTCGATGGTGTAAACGTCACCAGTGCCAGCCGATGCCGGAAGTGTGAGCGTAGCGCCAGCAGCGGCATTAACCCGCGTAACTGCGCCAGCATGTGTATCGGCCCGCAACGTAGTTGATGCTGTGACCACAAGAGGTTTGTAAGACATTATCTTACCTTTCAAGTTTGTTTCAGAATGGAAACGGCGAGCCTAAACCCGCCGTTTGATCATCAGGAAATGTTGAGGTCAGCCACAACACCGTGAGCCGCTTCGTTATCAACGCGCAATGTGCATTCATGCAGCATCACATAATTGACAGCATCGCCAGTTTTCGCCGGTTTTTCGATCTTCATTTTCCGAAGCACGGCAACCGATGCGTAAGCCGGATCAAGCAGATATGCGTTGAGTTCCGGCTGGAACCGGTTGGCTTTGACCATCAGATCACCGAAATCGGATTGATAAATATCAACACCGCCGACGATTGTGGTTTTGCCGTTGCCGGTCACATTTGTGCGAAGCTGCGCAACGTTGGAATCCGACATGAAAGTCGAAAACACCTGCTTGTTGTGCGGCCCAACACTGAGCATTTTCAACTCAGCGCCATTGGTGAAACAAGATTTAATCACCGTATCAAGCAACACCTTCGTGAAGTCCCGAAGCGTACCCGCTGTGGCAGCATCAACAACGCCTGTTCCAGCATTGTAGCCACCATCAGCACCAGCGCCGCCACCAAGTGACGTATTGGTGTCAAGCCATGCACGCAATCCACCCATTTTACGGGCAGTTGATGCATCGCCTGCAACAGATGCGTTGTTGCTTGTGATGGCAGCTTCCAAATCGCGTTTGATCTCTTTCGCTTTTTTGGACGCCTGGTAGCCGATTTCAGAATTCCGACCGGCTGAGGAAACTGCTTCCTGAGTACCGGAAACCTTGATGGTTTTGCGGAAAATCTGCGTATAGTTGGAAAGTCGGGTTGTCGCAGATGGATCGGTGTATGTGTATTCGTTACCCTCGATCTGCGCGTTGTCACCATCGGCAGCGGCCAGACTGTCAGTCTGCCATTCGTGCTTTTTCGCGGTGGCTTTGGATTTGCCGATTGCCATTTGAACGGGGCAATCAGTTGGGGAGATGTCAAAGATTTTGTCGATCAAATCTTCACGGTTGCCCGTCACATCATGTGTGTCATAAGTTCCTGTGGCTTGAGCCATGGTTATTCACCTGTAATGAGTTGTCCAAGGAGATCAGCAACACTGTCCGTATTGCCGGTTTGAGCAGCCCTTGAGATTCGATCAGTTACAGATTTAGAAGCGCGGGTTTTGCGGCCCTGTCGCGGGTCGCTCTTGAGTACCGGCGGCTTACCTTCAAGGCTTTTTCGTGCCTTGGGTTTTTCCGCCATCAACTTGTCATAGGCCATTGCTGACTTCATGACTTTCACAAGCCTGTGGTCGCTCAATGCATTCAATTCATCGGCTTGGAAGCCATAGGTTTTCGCAAACGTTGTGCTTGCGTCATTCCAGAATTGAGCCAGCTTTTCAGGTTCACGAAGTTCAGGATTGGCCGATAGCATGGCTTCCCGTTCCCGATCCAGATATTGCTGTTGCGCGGACTGCTGCTCTTTGGTTTGAGCCTGCATGGCTTGCTGTCGTTGGTTTTCAAGTTGTTGGAACTGGCCCGAAAACTGCTCATATGCTTCTTTCTGTTGCATATAGCCGATGGGGTCGGTTTCCATCAT